AAATTTGAAATTATACTTTGAATTTTGCAGAAAACGTTGTAAAAACGTTAGAATTTTCGTGTTTCGCATGGAGGGGAAATGAAAATTATTTCAAGCGTCCAGGCAAAAGGCTATTCGGAAGCTGGTGCAAGCCGCACCAAGCGCTCATTAAAAGGATTCATTGCTCAAAGTTCAGCGCCTTTCGAGGATATCGACTTTAACAATGCCACAATGCGGCAACGCGGCCGAATGCTTTATATGGCTACACCTGTTGCAGCCGCCGCGATAAATACCAACCGCACTAAGATTGTTGGATCGGGGCTGCACGTCAAGCCTACTGTCAACCGAGAGATACTGAGCGGAATTCCTGAAGAACAAATCGTGGCGTGGGAGAAATACACTGAAGCCGAGTGGAAAATGTGGGCTGAACAGAAAAAGAATTGCGACGCGACAGGCGTAAACAATTTCTATGAGATTCAGCAGCTTGCGGTGAAAAACTGGTTAATGTCAGGCGATGTGTTCGCAGTGTTACAGCATCGAGATAAAACACCGCTCAACCCTTACGGTCTGCGGATACGGCTTGTGGAAGCTGATAGAGTATCAACTCCATTTACAGGCACGGAGGGAACACGGTATTACTCTGCGTATACAGAGGGAAAAACCAAGTCCGGAAACCGCATACATGACGGCGTTGAAGTAGACAAATACGGACGTGTAGTTGCTTACCACATTAGCAACGTTTACCCCAATTCCACCTTTAGGCTTGATGAACAAATAGCTTGGACTAGGGTACCTGCTGACGGAGCCCGGACTGGAATGCCTAATGTGTTACAGGTGATGGACGCAGAGCGCCCTGACCAGTACCGTGGCGTGACTTATTTAGCGCCGGTCATAGAAACCATATTGCAACTGCGGCGCTACACGGAAAGCGAGCTTATAGCTGCATTAGTGCAGTCGTATCTTACAGCCTGGATAACTACCTCGGGCGACTCCACAGATAATCCGTTTAACGAAGCGGTAGATGGGGATATTGAGGGTCAGGAACACGGGGGGCAGATATCGCATTCCGAAAATGAATATGAGATGGGACCTGGTCAGATCAATGTAATGCGCCCTGGCGAAAGTGTAACGCTTGGGAACCCCAACATTCCAACAGCCGGTTTCCCGGCTTTCGTTAAGGAAATATGCAAACTCACAGGCGCAGGACTTGAAATGCCCTATGATGTTCTTATCAAGGAATTCAACAGTTCCTATAGTGCTGCGAAAGGCGCACTTGAAGAAATGTGGGAAATGGTAAAGATGCGCCGCTCGTGGTTCGTCAACGATTTCTGTCAGCCTATCTACGAAACATGGTTGTCGGAAGCTGTCGCGCTTGGCAGAATAAAAGCACCGGGATTCTGGAATGACCCCATTATCCGCGCTGCATGGTGCGGAGCCAGATGGGACGGACCTGCTCAGACACATCTTGACCCTGTCAAGGAAGCAAACGCTAATAAGATAATGGTAGAAAAGGGCTGGAAAACAAATGAGCAGGTTACACGCGAATTCTACGGTGGCAACTGGCGTGATAACATGGCAGCGCTAAAGCGTGAAAAAGAAATTTCAGACAATCAGTCCACACAAACATCACGTCCGACCGACACAGCCGAATCGAAAAAGGAGGAAAATAACAATGCCCAAACTGAATAACAAGTGCTATTCATTGGAGAAGAACGGCACCAATGCTGACATCACCATGTATGGCGAAGTTGTTGACTCGCAGCCTTATGACTTCTGGACCGGAAAGCCTGTCGAGGGAAGCTTCATCATTAAAGATGAATTCCTTGCGGACCTTGAAGAACTGGCAGAGTGCGAAGAAATCACAATACATATGGACAGCGTCGGCGGCGACACGGCTGTTGGACTGCTGATACATAACAAACTGCGTGACTTGTCGCAGGCCGGAAAGAAACTCAACTGTATCGTTGACGGTGTAGCAATGAGCGCGGGCTCTCTCATAATGAGCGCCTGCGACAATGTGACTGTACACCCCACATCGCTCATTATGGTACACAATGCATGGGTAAGTATGTGTGGTGGTTATAATGCGGACGAGCTGAGAGCACAGGCAACCGCCCTCGATTCATGGGACAAGGCATTGCGGAATGCTTATGTCCGCAAAACTGGTCTTTCAGAGGCAGTAGTCGGTCACATGATGTCTAAGACAACCTATATGACAGGCGATGAAGCAGTCGAAAAGAAGTTTGCTGATAACCTTGATAAAAGCGATGGTGCAGCAATAGCTGCAAGCGAAGATCGCTCTGCACTGGTCGTCAACGGACGATACATTTCACTCAAAGGAGCACCCGCCCCGGAGGGCATTCCCACGGTTTCAGCTTCGCAGAATTGCGAAGACGATACAAATAATAAGCCGAAAGAAAGCGGCGATAATGGAGGTAATATCATGGCAAGTAATCTGGCTGAACTCAAGGCTGAAAATCCTGCTCTTGCTGCACAGATTGAGCAGGACTTCAACGCTAAGAACGAAAGCAAAATCAAGGCAGCCGCCGAAGACGAACGCAAGCGTATGGAGGAAATCGACGCGATAGCGAGTATCTACGATCCGGCACTGGTCAAGGCGGCAAAGTACGACAAGCCCTGCTCCGCACAGGAACTGGCTTATCAGGCTGCTCTTGCCGCTGCGAAGCAGGGACAGAAGTTCACTAAGGATCTCAAAACAGACTCCAAGGAGGCTAATGCTGTTCCGGAAGCGGCTGCACCCGATGATCCCAAGGAAGCTGAAAAGAACCCGCAGGCAATGCAGCGCGAAGCTGACGCGATGATTCACGAGCTTCTGCACGGAAAGGAGGCAAAGTAATGTCCGAACTGCTCAAAATGGTGGGCGAAACCACCTCTGACGACCTGTTTGTCGACCTCTACCCCCTTGCAAGGGTCGAGGGCAGAATCATCAGAGCGCAGGAATCAACCCCTCTTGAGATTAAGAGGGGTACTATCATGGCTTTATCGAGCGCCGATGGTAAGCTGGTGCCGCTTGGTACCACTGCTAATTCCAGCAACAGCGAAACTCTGACCCCGGACTGCGTGCTCTGTGATGACATCACAGTGGCCACTTCTGACATCAATGTCGCTGTATATGCGAGTGGCTGCTTCAATGCGAACAGAGTAATCACAGTCAACAATCACGTTATCACCGCAGCAGAAAAGGATACGCTCCGTAAGTATGACATTATCCTCAAGGCTGCAAGCAAAATTTAAGGAGGTACAATAATGCCTGCAACATTAGATTTTTTCAGTTCCTATGTCCTTGCGGCTATCGTCAAGGAAGTGGTGCCGAATACCAGCTTCTTCCGCGATAGATACTTTCCCACTGGAGAAGGCGATATAATCGGCGCCGACAAGGTCCTTTGCGAATATCAGGACGGTGACAGAACCATGGCGCCGTTTGTCACTGAGAGAGTCGGCGATATCCCGGTAGAAAGACAGGGCTTCCAGATCTACGAGTACGAACCCGCATGCATCAAGATTTCAAGACCTTTTAAGGCAGATGAACTTAAGAAGCGCATGTTCGGCGAAGCGCTTTATGCAAATAGCGACGCAGCAACAAGAGCGGCACGTCTTATAGCCGATGACTTTACCACCCTTGACAAGCGCATTCAGCGCCGCGAAGAGTGGATGGCCGTACAGACCATGATCAACAACGCCTGCACCATGCAGGAATATATCGACGCGCAGACAAAGGGCGAAATCAAGCACATTCAGTTCTATCAGGGATCTACCGACCATACTTACACCGTTGCCAACAAGTGGAACTCTACTAACGGCGACTTCATGGGAGATGTATCTGAAATGTGTCGCATGCTTTCCAAGAGAGGACTTCCGAGAACCGACCTTGTCCTTGGAGTAGATGCCGCTCGCGCTATACTGAAGAATGAAGAGGTTCGTCAGCTGCTTGATAAGAATTCTGGCATATTTGTAGGATCTATCAAGCCTACTCTCACCAAATACGATGGCGTAACTGCCCTCGGCACGCTGAACTTTGACGGCAATGAACTCATTCTGTGGGAGGTTGACGAGGAGGTAGTCGATGAAACCGGCGCAACCGTCAAGCTGTTCCCCTCAACATCTGCAATGGTGACTGCTCCTAACTGCGGTCATATCGCATACGGCGCAATGTGGCAGATAGATTACGGCGCAACCGAGCATACCATGCACATCGGAAACAGAATCCCCAAGCTGTCGGTAAATCAGGAAACTGATATTCGTAAGCTTCGCCTGGGCTGCAAGCCGCTGGCAATGCCTAGGAACAAGAGCCCTTACATCTACGCAGCCAATGTGGTAAGCTGATTCAGTTGAAAGGAGCAGAGCTATGGCAAATATCAGAATAATTTCTGGAACATATGGATTCCGTGAAAATGGAATGATACACCCGAAAGATGCGCATTCCGGGGTGTTCGAGGTCGATGACAAGGAAGCAGAACGCCTTGTCGCTCTGAACGTTGCAGCATATGCCGCAGAGCAGCCTTTGTCAAGCAAGGCAGGTGTCTACCCTCCTGCTGATGAAATCGCTGACAGCGAGCCTGTGAGCGCTTCTGACGGCGACAGCAATGAAAACGGCGACTATGAATACGATGAAACAACGCCCGTATCAAAGCTGAGAGAAATAGGCAAGGCACTTGGTCTGTCTTTCCCTGTCGGAACTACCAAAGCGACCATGCTTGATGAAATCGACAGCGCGCTCAATAACGGTCCCGACATCGGCGCAGAAGAGCCGGTGATGGAATGAGTGCTTTTCAAGACATGGTCGCCGCCGATAATAAGGCGGTGTTCCTTAATTCAGAAGAATTTGCAGAAGTTCACGATGTGTATTACGATGGCACTAATTACGCACAGATTCCTGTTGTTCTCACAAGGATAAAGCAGTCTAGCGTTGCCGTATCCTCCAGCAACCGAATGGAAGGAGTGCACATCGTGTCTGCCATGGCTCACATATCAGCTGATGATCTTAATGGAATATTCCCCGAAAAAGGACAGAACATTGAGATATCAGACGGTGAAGCACTCGGCAGAACATTCTTCAGGAAGTACCGGATAGTCACCTCGGCGCTTTCCCTCGGAATGATAACGCTTGAACTGGAGGCTTACGATGAGTGATGTATATAGCATGACGCGGTCGCAGAATCACGCTGCAATAACAACATTCATCACCGATGATATCGGTGGCAGTACAGGCAGCGTTAAGCGAGCTGAACAGATACTTGCGGGATTTCCGCATGGTGCTGAAAAAGCCATCGGTTCTGCTATAAAACGTGCTGCCACCAGCGGTGAAGCTACAGCAGCACGAGAAGTTCGCAAGTCTTATTATATCAAGGCAAGCGATTTCAAGAAATACACAAAGTCTAAACGGCACGTTGTATCAACTAGCGGCGGCACGGAGGTAGATATCTACTTTCAAGGCTATCACATTCCGCTGCTCCGCTTTGACACGGTCGTCGGCGCTGACGGTCTTGTGAAAGCAAGGGTCAAGAAATCTTCAACAGCTACTCAGCTTTATCATGTATTCCGAAGAGAGGTCGGAAAGCATGGTCACATCGGCCTTTTTGAACGTGTGACGTCAAAGCGGCTGCCTATTGAAGAAAAACTTGGTCCGTCAACGCCACAGATGATGGAAGCCAATGACGATGTCGCCCAGGCTATCGGCGATAAGGTTCGTGAAGTCTTTGAACAGCGCCTGGAACATGAAATCATGGCGGTAATGAATGGCTGGAGGAAGTAATGACACGTTTTTTTCTTATCAAAGAGCTCAAAGCGTTCTGCGAAAAACAAGTCAAGAACCTGTTATATCCTACGGCAGTACAGAAAGGTGATACCAAAAAGGTAGAACGCGCACCGGAAGTATATGCTATGCGCTTGCCCAATTCGCGTGAAGCTAAGAAGTTTGCCCCGTACATCATCATACAGCTTGCTGATAGCCTACATGTGCAAAATGAGAGCGAACAGCCGGAATACAGCGCCACTATCCGCTTTATCTTTTGCGTATACGAAGAAAATGAAAGCGAGGGCGCAATGCGACTTCTCAACCTCATGGACCTTGTTCAAGAAGCGCTGTTAAGACAGGTAAAGATTGGGAATTGCTATCGCCTTGATGTGCATAAACCGCTTGATATGCTTATCTACCCCGATGATACAGCTCCGTACTTTGTTGGAGAAATGGTGGGGACGTTTAATCTTCCCGCGACCAAAAGGGAGGTCAATCTTGAGTTTTAAGAAAAGTAAAGAGAACACTCCGAACACCCGCGCCCCTGATGAGCGCAAGGTGTTCGTATATCTCGGACCATCTATCCGTGGTATCATTGTCACCGGCAGGATCTTCACCGGTGATAAGAAAAAGGTGCTTGATGAACTTAAACCTGTTCTTGACAAGTACCCGAAGATAGCAAGACTTGTCGTTGCTGACAACGAAATAGCAGCGGCAAACGAAAAGATCAGAACGAGCGGCAACAGCCTTAATGCTGCATATTCATCTTTGCTGGCCGCAACTAAGGAGGTTTAGAAATGCTTCATCACGGCATTAACACCTACAAGGACGATACCAATTTTGCAACAGTCAAGACGGCAGGGGTTGGCATTCCGTTCTTTGTTGGTGCTTGGCCCTGTCACACTGCCGGCGGCTTTACCGGCAAGCCGCAGCTGATTACCAGTTTTAGCGATGCGGAAAAGCTCGGCGGCTATTCCGAAGAGTGGAGGACATCAAACGGTTCTCCCAAGTGGACACTTTGCATGGCTGTTTATGCCTGCTTAAAGGCTATGGCTGTTAGCCCTGTAATTGTGTACAATGTATTCGACCCCAGTTCGCACAAAGAAGCGGTTGCAGCAGCCGATATCGGTGTAACCGACCATATCGCTACGCTATCGCTCGATGCGCTTGATACCGAGGCGCTTGTAGTCAAGGCATCCTCTGAAAGCAGCGCGCTTGTCAAAGGGACTGACTATGATGTGTACTATGATAGCAAGGGCTGTTATGTCGAGCTGCTTCCTGACTCTCTCAGCTACTCCGCTGCGACACTCAACATCGCCTACGATAAGGCAAAGCCCGAAGCAATTACGGCTTCTGACATTGAAGCTGCTGTCGAGAAGGTCGAGATGTGCAAGTCTGTTGTCGGCATAGTACCCGATCTGATATGCGCGCCTGGCTGGTCACAGACAGCGTCCGTTGCCGCTGTAATGGCAGCTAAGGCGCCGAACATAAACGGCCTCTACAAGGCTAAGGCTGTAGTTGACCTCGATACCGCTACCGCAGATGATTATGCAGACGTGCTGAGCGTTAAGAACTCTAACGGCTACACAAGCGAAGACATGATCGTATGCTGGCCCATGGTACGCATTGGAGACCGCATGTTCGACCTGTCAGTTATTGCTTGCGCTCAGATGGCAAAGGTAGATAGCGGTAATGCGAACTGCCCCTACGAATCGCCGTCCAACAAGTCCCTGACTATCACTGGAGCTTGCACCAAAACAGGCGCGGAGATCAACCTTACGCTGCCGCAGGCTGATGTTGTAAGCGTAACCGACGGTGTTGTTACTGTCATCAATAATGGCGGGTGGGTCCTGTGGGGCAACTACACAGGCTGCTATCCTGTTTCTTCTGATGTTGCGCGTGTATTCATCTGCACAAGCCGCGTTCAGGACTGGATATGCAACACTTTTGTTACCACGTTCTGGAGCTTCCTTGACAAGCCTATGACAAGAGTGCTTATCGACGCTATCGTCAACAGCTTTCAGAGCTGGCTTGATGGCCTGACCGCCGAAAACAAGCTGTATGGCGGCAAAATTGAATATATCTCCGACAACAATCCGGCTACGAACCTTGTCGGCGGTATGTTCCGTCTGGACACGAAGGCGGCGTCACCTGTTCCGGCCCAGCAGGTCGATATGCACGTAACCTATGATGTTGATATGCTGACCTCAGCGCTCAACGGGTAAGGAGGGATTATAAATGGACACTATTGTCAATTATGCCATCTATGAGAATGGTTCTGAATACCTTGGCACAGCTAAGGTAAAACTCCCTGATATGAAGTACAAGACCACATCTGTAAGCGGCACGGGCATTGCAGGAGATGTCGAGATCCCCGTTATAGGTCATACCGACGCTATGAGCATGACCATTGACTTCATTGACGTGACCCCTGCAGCACATCACCTCGCAGAGCTGCGCACTCATACGCTTGACCTGCGTGTAGCCCACGAACAGTACGACGCTACTGCCAACAGCCTTGATGTTGTAGGTAGCAAGTATATCGTTGAGTGCATTCCCAAGTCGCTGACTGGCGGTGAAGTTTCCCCGGCGAATCCGCAGGCGGT